TGAACCAATCGGAACAATGGAGCTTGGAAGCGAACATGTCCCGTCCTGGAATATCAAGGTGCTTGATGGAGAGTTAAGTGCGTATAAAACTTATGATGAGTTTCTAAAAAATTATTCTCATATAATTAATGAATCTGTTAAACTATTAAAAGATGATCGTTTTGCTTGTTTTGTAGTAACTAATATTAGAGATAAACAAGGAATATATAGAGATTTTGTATCTGACACAATATCGTCTTTTAAAGAAGCAGGAATGGAATTTTACAATGATATAATATATTTTGAAGCAGGTGGCACAGCAGCATTAAGAGCAGCAAGAATATTTAAAAACAGGAAGGTAACAAAAGTCCATCAAAATATATTAGTATTTTACAAGGGAGATGTAAAAAATATAAGAAAGAATTTTCCTTCATTAGAACTTGACTACAAGATTGAAGATTTTGAATCAAGTTATGGAGAAGAATTGACCTTGAAAGATATATCTGGAGAAATAGTTTAATGGAGTGGACAAAAGGATATGGTGGGAGCGGTGGAGGAAAAACAACTAATAATATCTTGAATACAAATGTAAAAGTACCAATAGCGGGATTATAAAATGGCAAGACCTAAAAAATATAATATAGATAAAGAACAAGTAGAAAAGTTAGCATCCTTTGGGTGTAGTAATACTGAAATTGCTTCTTTTTTTGGTTGTGATGAATCGCTTATTAGAAAGAGTTATTCCGAATTTATAGCAAAAGGAAAAGATAAGGGAAAAATAAGATTAAGGCAGTTTCTATGGAAATCAGCAGAAAGAGGTAATGTTACTATGCAGATTTGGTTAAGTAAGCAATATCTTGGTATGACTGATAAACAAGAGATAACAACAACAGAATTACCTGAAGGCTTTAATGTCGAACTCATTTAAATTATTTCAACACCAGTTAGATTATGTAATGAGTGAAGATAAATATCCTTTCTTATTAGGTGGATATGGTTCAGGAAAGACTTATGGATTTTGTGTATTTGCTTTAAAACAATGTGCTAAAAATGCTGGTAAAACAATATTACTTGCAGAGCCTACTTATCCAATGATTAGAGATGTATTACAGCCAACATTTGAACAAGTATTAAGACAAGCTGGATTTAATTATGAATATACAGCATCAGCTACAAAATATAGAGTATATTGGAAGCAGGGTTGGTGTGATGTTATTATGAGAAGTTGTGAATCTTATCAAAGATGGGCTGGATTAAATTTAGCTGCTGGTGGTATAGATGAAGCAGATCAGTTAAGAGATGACAGGGCTTGGAAAATGTTATTATCAAGATTAAGAGATGGTAACACATTAACTGCATTTGGTAGTGGAACCCCTGAAGGCTTTAAGTTTGTTTATAAGTATTGGGGAGATAATCCCACAGATGGATACAAATTAATCAGAGGTAAAACAGAAGATAATGCAATGCTACCACAGGAATTTATAGATAGCTTAAAACAGAACTATGATGAAACATTATTAAAAGCATATCTTGATGGTGAATTTGTTAATCTTCAACAAGGTGCTACATATTACAATTTTAATAGAGGTGATAATGTCAAAGAAAACAAATATAATCCTTCCTTACCGATACGAGCAGCGATTGACTTCAATGTTTCCCCAATGGCTTGTTCAATATTCCAAACCTACAACAACACACCGAAAGTCAGGGTGTTCGATGAAATTGAATTACATCATAGCGGAGGATCCGAAATCTTAACTGAAAGAATGGCTCAAGAGATTAAAAGTAAATATCCTAATAAAGAATATATAGTTTATCCTGATCCAGCTAATCAAAGGCATACATCTGCACTACATACAGATCACGATATATTAAGACAGAATGGATTTAAAGTTATGGTGAAGCCTAAAGCACCAAGAATTATTGATAGTGTTAATGCAGTTAATAAGATATGTGAAAATGATTTAATAATTGATCCAAGATGTAAAGGATTAGTAACAGATTTAGAGCAGACAGTTAATAAAGAAGGAACAAGAGAGATTGACAAAAGCAATAAAGATAGAACTCACTTTTCAGATGGTTTGAGATATGCCATTGATTATGAATTTCCAATAATTAAACCTATAACAGGGAGTATTCAAAGATGATACCTTCAACAGCCCAATTAGCAGTAGAGATGTCAAAAGTAGAATGGCAAGATCAAGAAAAAAAGAGGTGGTTGCAAACAAGAGAAAAAGCCTACAATTATTATAAAGGTAGAACTGAAGCATATACTAAAGCCTTCTTCTCAAGCAGTTTAAATAAGCAAATACCTTGCCCTAATATTAATATTACTAAAAGAGTGATAGACAGAATTAGCTTGGTATATATGAAGGCACCGATCAGGGAATACTCTAATGAGAATGTAATTGATTTCTTTCATCATAAAGATTTTAAAATGCAAAGGTTGGAAAGATTAACTAATTTACTGGAATGTGTATTGGTGAAACCTACTTGGAGAAATGAACATATTGAATACGATATTATCAGAGATTGGGAACCTTTGTTTTATGGTGATGATCCATTAGAGCCAACTGCTATTACTTATCCATTACAAGTTAGATCATCTGTATTAGATACGACTGCTGAACTATGGGCTTATTGGGATATGGAGAATCATTTTATTTATGAAAAAGGAACTGGTAAAAAGATGGCTCAAGATGGTAATGAAGATATGGTGAATCCTTACAATATGCTACCTTTCGTTAAATGTTATAGAGATGGTAAGCCTGAATCAAGCTATTTTGATACAGATGCTTCTTCTTGTTTGATAGCTACCAATACTTCAATCAATGTAGCTGAATATAACAAGAATGCTAATATTATGTTCCAGTCATTCGGATTTGGATATATAACTGGTAGCAATATTGAAAAAGAGCAATTAGATATAGGTCAGGATAAGTGGTCATTTTTAGGACACGATGGAGTATTGAATATGGTTGCACCTCCTAATAGTGTTCCAGCATTAACTGATTCAATTAAGGAAAGTTATAAAATGTTAGCACAGAATTATCATCTATCAGTTTCATTTGTAGAAGGAACTACTGCTGAATCAGGTGTTGCTTTAAGATTAAGGAATCAAGAGTTAATGGATAGCAGAAGAAGTGATGTAGTAAGATGGAAAGAGATTGAAAGTAAGATATTTGAAATAGAAGAAAGAATAATAGCAGTTGAAAAAGGTCAGGATGCTGGATTTTTATTAGGTGTAGATTTTGAAGAATCAACTGAAATATTATCAGAAGAAGAAAAGAGGGCTAAATGGGATTGGGAATTAGCTAATGGATTGATAGATAAAGCTGATATATTGATGCAACAAAATCCTGATAAATATCCTGAAAGACAAGATGCTTTAGATTATTTGGCTGAAAGATCAGGAGTAGAAGAAACAGAAGAAGAACCAACATCACCATTATTACAGGCATTAACAACACCAGTATAAATGGCTGATCAACAATATATTCAAGGTATAATAAAAGAACTATCAGGCAAAATGGCTATTGCACAGAAAGAAGCAATAGAAGGTATATTGAAATTAGTAGAAGGAAAAACAAATACACAGGCACTACAAATATTAAATGATTTAAATATAGATCAGGTAATGAAGGCTAAAACATCAAATATTGTAAGTGGATACACATCAGGTAATGCTGGATTATTATTAGGTAAACAAATCTTTGCTGAAATATCTGAAGCAGATTTATTAGCACTAATAACACAATCAGAAAGATATTTAGCTGGAGAAATAACAGCTATGTCTAATGTGATAAGGCAAGAGGTGTTTACTGGGATAATGAATAAAAGCACAGCAGAAGATATTGTAGTAGCTTTAGGTAAAAAAGGATATGCAGCAGATGTTGGGATGAAAAGAATAATAGGAGATGGATTAAATAATTATTCAAGAAGTGTAACAAGGATGATGATGGAAGAAGCACCTGATGATACTAAATATATTTATATAGGACCAGCAGATGATAGAACAAGAGATTTTTGTTTGTCTGCTATACAGGCTGGACCAATTACAAAAGATCAAATAGAATCTATGGGCTGGGGATTTTCTTTAACAGAGGGTGGTGGAATAAATTGCAGACACGGATGGGAACCAGTATCAAGAGATGTAAGGGCTCAATTCTATCGTAGAGAAGAAGCAGAGGAATTAATAAATGCTTGATGCTAAATTTTGGGCAGGTTTAGGAATAGATACAGTAGCTTGTTATCGTAAGCATATATTTGGAACAACATCAAAAGGTAGAGATGCTAAAGATATATATGGGAAGCCTTATGATAGATACAGCCAAAAGTATGAGCAAAGAAAACAATCAGGAAGATTATTTAGACAAGCATCAGAATTTAAAGAATCAAGATCACCAGTATTAACATCAGATTTATTAAGAGATTTTAAAGCATTTAAATCACATAAAACTGGGTTTGGATTTGGTGCAATAGCCCAAAAAGGTAAGATAGAGAAACTTGCAAAGATGGGTAGAGTTTTATATACTAAAAGTAAAGTATTGCCTGATGAATGTGAAAAGTTTGTGATGAAGGAATTAGATAAAGATGTAAAAGGTGCATTTAAAAAAATAAGAAGAAAGATAAGAAGAAAAAAAATTAATATTAATATTAACTAATAAATTATTAAATTAAAAATATGATATAACTCACAAAAGAGGATTTTAAAATGGCAGAAGAAATAAAAAATACACCACAAGCTGAAGGAAACAGCGAAACAAATCCAAGCACTCAAGCTGATGAAAAGCAAGAAAATCCATTGCATAAAAATCCAAGATTTAAAGAATTAATAGGTCAAAAAAATCAATGGAAAGATGAAGCAATAGAAACTAAAAGGGAACTTTCTGAATACAAAGCTAAAGAAAAAGCTGAACAAGAAAAACTTCTGAAGGAAAAAGGAGAATTTCAAACTATATTGGATAGGAAAGAGGCTGAAATAGTTTCTCTTACAAAATCTGTAAAGCAATGGGATGAATATAAAACTGCACGAAGCCAGTCGCATCTGGAAGAGTTATCTGAAGATAAAAGGGAAATTTATAGTGCATTGCCATTTGATAAAGCAGAAAAGTTTTATGAAATGGAAAAAGCAAAATCAGATACTCAAAATGCAGGTAAAACCGATCCATCAAGAGCAGGAACAACTGCTAAAGGTGAATTTGGTGGATATAGCTCAATGACAGATTGGGCATTAAAAGACCCAGATGGTTATGAAAAGGCTAACACAGTACAAACAAGTGGAGGTGTAAAAATAGCTTTTGGCGAATAATAAATTAGGAAATATAGATTTAGACCCACGAGGAGATTTTGATCACAAAATAACTCCAGATGGTGATATTGATGCCACTTATAAAGGCTCAAAGCTAAATTATAATTCTTATTTAGATGAAATGCAAGAAAGAGCTGAAAGTTCAAAAAAAAGGCAGGGTGTACTGGGAGTTTTTTCAGGGTTTGGCAAAGGAACTTTAAACAAAAATTATAAAAAATAAATAAAGGATTTAGATATGATTAATTTATTAAATCAGACTAAACGGTTATATACTGAAGTTATATGGCAATGGTCTGAAGAATTAAATCGAATGGTGGAAGTATCGGCTGCTTTTGATGATTATTCTGGTAGCTGGGCTTACTGTGCTGAAACCGATACTGGTGTTGCTCAAGGTGGTTTAGGCAAAACAATAGGCGATGCTGTTATTGCTTTCAATAAAACTAATGTAATGTTTCCACTTGTTACAGTTAAGCAGGCAGTAAAGGGTGCAATTACAGTTCAATTCCCTGATTATACAAAAGTGGCTGCCAGTTCAGTTGGTGCTGGTACAGATGGTGGGGATTATACAACCGTAACATCAATAACAACTGCAGCAAGAAGTACTACAGTATCAGAACACGTTATTCGTGCAGATGTATCTGATCTTGCAGTAATGGGTAATGCAGAAGATTTAACTGGTAATGTTGGTGCTATATTAGGTAATGCAGTTGGTGCAAAATTAGATGATGATTTAGTGGAATTAGGTAAAGGTTTTTCTCAAACTGAATCAAGTGCAGGAACAGCTTTAGCTTTATCACATATATTTGGCTCTATGAGGCAATTAAGATCAGCAGGAGCACCGTTTCCATATAATTTAGTATTATCTCCGAAGCAAGTTTGGGGTGCAAAGGGATTATCAGGATTATTACAAGATGCAGCGGTTACTGGAAGTAATGCGAAACCAATGTCTTTAATGGGATTGAAAGGTGAAGAAACTATGGCAAATGGATTAGTTGGCTCTATTGCTGGTTTCAATGTGTATTGGTCCGACCAAATAGATGAAGATGTAGGGTCAGGTGGTGATGCAGCTGGATTTGCATTTTCTAAAGGTGCTATTGGTTTGGCAGTTGGTCCACAAGGTCTATTCAGATTAGAAACAGAACGAAATGCTTCATTCAGAACTACTGAATATGTTGCTGTTGGTTTCTGGTCTGAAACAGAAATAAAAGATGCCTTTGGTGTTTATATATTAACAGATGTATCATAAATAATAGTCAAATATGAGGGTTGGGTTGTCGAGGTCTAACCCTCATATTATAAAAGGAGATATAAATGGCTGAAAGATATTTTAAAAAACCAAATGGAATAGTAGTTCAAGTAAATGAATATCACGATATTAAATCATTAGAAGAAAGATTTGAAGAATGTGATAAAAATGGTAAAAAATTAAAAAAAGAAACAAAAAAGAAGGCTAAAAAGTAATAATCACTTTAAGGCTCGTTCATAGTTCAACCATTAACTTTAGAGAGGGAGAAAATCAATGGGATCAAGATCATTAGCAGTAATAGAAGCACAAAATTTAGCACTCGGTCAAGCTGGTTCAATATTAGTTGCAGGTACAAGTGCAATTAGCTGTTTAACTGGTGCAAAAGTATTCATAGCAATTCAATTTTTAGAAGATACAGTATTTGCATCAGGAAGTGGTGGATTAGTTGCAGAAACAGAACAGCTTTATCCTGATGATGCTGGGGTTTCAAGTTTAGTTTCAGCAAATGGTGCTGCAATAGATGGTGAAACATTTCCAAAGGGAATTACTATTTATGGAAGATGGACAGGCTTTACTCTTGCATCAGGTAAAGTAATAGCTTATGTAGGTTAAGATGTTAGGTTTAGGAAATAATCTAATATCAGGACAAGCATTAGCAGAAACAGAATTCAATACTCAATCATTAATATTAGATGGAACTGGGGATTATGTAAATTTTGGTGATCTTGATATAGTTGGTGGTGCTAATGGCGAAGGTCCATATAGTGTATCTGCTTGGTTTAAAACATCAACAGAAGATACTAATATGCACATAGTAGGCAAAGGTGATACTCCAAGATGGACAATGGAGATAAAAGGTGATGATAACAAATTAGATTTTGAACATATGATAGATGCTTCAAATAAAGTTTCAGCTACATCTGGTTCGACATTAACTGATGGTAATTGGCATCATTGTCTGGTAACAGCAGATAGAAGTGGTAGTTTAATTATGTATATAGATGGTTCTGCACAAGGATCACCACCCTCTCTTAATACAGTAGGCTTAAAGGCAGATATAAATCAATCAAGCAAAAATTTGGTAGTAGGAACATATAGTAAAACAAGCAGTTCAAAATTTTGGAATGGAAATATAGATGAGGTGGCAATTTGGGATGCTGTTTTGTCTGCTGATGATGCTACATCAATATATAATAGTGGAAAACCAAATGATTTAACAGATTCTGCATCTTATGATACAGATAGAACAAGTAGTTTAGTAGCTTATTGGAGATTTGAAGGTGATTATACTGATAGTTCTACTAACTCTAATTCAGGTTCAGCAGTTGCTGATGCTACATTCTCAACAAGTGTTCCATAAGGGGTATAAATATGTATACAAATAGAAGATGGGTTATTGTTAATAAATCAAAATTAGATGAGGTAGATTTTAGCAAGGTATTGCAAGAATCAAAATCAACTTGCAGATTAACAGTAGATGGAACAAAAGCACTATTAAAATATGATGGTTCACAGCCATCAGAATTAGCAGGTGAAGCAGAGTATAATCACTCACAGATATTACAAATATTAAATTTCACTAATATAAATGATTGGGATTCTGATGCCTAAATTCGGAAGCACATCAAAAAAAAGATTAAATACTTGTCATACTGATTTAAAAATATTATTCAATCAAGTAATAGAGCAAGTTGATTGTTCTGTATTATGTGGATATAGGAATAAAAAAGATCAGGATAAAGCAGTAGCTGAAGGACATTCCAAAGCTAAATATCCAAATGGTAGGCACAATGCGATGCCTTCAAATGCAGTTGATGTTGTTCCTTATCCAGTTGATTGGAATGATAGAGAAAGATTCTTTTATTTTGCAGGGATGGTGTTGGCTATGGCTGATATGTTATATGATGTAGGGCAGATGAAACACAAGGTTAGATGGGGTGGAAATTGGAGAGGTTTTGAAAATGGAAAAATAGATTTTAGCAAGAATACATTTGATGATTTACCACATTTTGAGTTAATAAAGGAATGAGTTTAAAAGCAAATATAGATGTAGATAAGATTAAGAGGGAAAGGCAAACACAAGTAGCCATTATGAAAGATAAGGCTGTTGTTAGAATTACAAATTGGTCTTTACCTACAATTATATTGTTATTTGCTGGATTGGTAGGTTCCATTATATACATTGAGGATGCAGCTATGATTGCGATTATTGCTTCAGCCACCAGTTCAACATCTATGGCTCTTATATCTATATTAGCATCATTTTCAGGTGCAGATAAGAAAGATGATCCAGTAATGGCAATTATTAAAATGCAAGAAAAACAAAATCAATCTTTTTTAGAAATTCTTAAAACAGAAAGATCAAAATCAACAGAAATGGTTTTAGATGATAAAGCAATTAAAGTGGTAGATGGAGATATTAAAGCAGTAGTATCAAGTGATATATTATATGGATCAGGAGATAAACTTAAAAAATGACCCAAGACTTAATTGTATTAATTAAAGAATTAGGATTTCCAATAGCAATAGCAGTATCTGCTTTAGGGATGTTAGCTTGGGTAATGAGGTATATACTTCGAGATAAGGTCGAGGGAACTCTTAAAAATTTCTCGAATCGACACGATTTGTTACTTAAAGTAGTTGATGGTGTTGAAGAACGTATAATAAAAGAAATAAATGAAATTAAAAAAGAAATGCACCTCAGATTTGACCAAGAAAGAGATGATACGGAGAAGATAAAGAAGTGGTGTAGTGAAATTAAATCAGACTTAAAGGTGTATATAGATTTAACAATGAAAGGTAAATAATGAAGAAGTTAATAGCAATTATGAAAAAATTATCGCTTCCTTTGGCGATTAATTATATTAAGGAAAATGAAGATTTATTAGCAAAGAAATTTGCAGATTCAAAAGATATTCCTATGCTTAATGAAAAGAGAGAAAAGGAGTTAGCATCTGCATTCATTTCTATATTTGTTGAATTTTTAGAGGATATTAATAAAAAATGATACAAGCTGCTGTATTAAAACAATTCTTAAAAGCATTTATAGCAAGTGATGTAGGAAAATCTCTGATTAAATATAAAGATGAACCAAATGAGGCAGATAAAAAATGTCAAGAATTAGAATTGAAAATAATAGAATTACATTTAAAATTAGATGCTTTAAGTGAGATAGTGAAGAATGATGAAGCCAAATGAAATAGTATTACAAGAAGGTCAGGGATTGGATTCCAATATAAGACCATTAAAAATAAATGGAGAGCCATCTTCTTTAGAAATATCTTCAAAAGATAATGGTGCTAAAATTACTGGTGATTTGAATTGTACTGGTAGATTAATTACTAACAATATATCTTCAGAAACAACAATTACATTTCAAGGCGAACATTCAAATTCTGTAACTACTGGAACTGTTATAATAGATTGGAATACAAGTCAAAAGCAGAACCTAACTATTACTGGAACTGGATGTACAGTTAGCTTTACTGATCCATTAGGTGCTTGTAATTTATTATTAAAAGTGGTTCAGGGTGATGGATCAGATACTGTTGGAACTTGGGATAGTTCTATAAAATGGGCTGGAGGATCAGCACCTACTCTTTCAACTGGATCAGGAAACATAGACATTGTAAGTTTTTATTTTGATGGCACTAATTATTATGGTGTCGCAAGTTTGGATTTTTCATAATGCCTGATTCTACAATATATAGCCATTCTAATGATGGTGTAATCTATAAGAATCATTTTATGGTTGGTGGGGCAAGACTTTCATCAACAGGAACAGTTGAATCTGGAGACAATACAAATAGAGTTGGAATAGATAGAGTGCCTGCTGGTCGTGGTGCAACATATACATATTATAGAGCATTTTATTTTTTTGATTTAGGTAGTGAATCTGGAACAGTAGATTCAGCAGATTTAAAAGTGTATCAAGCTGGTAATGCTACAGTAAAGTTTAGAGCAGTAGAATGGGGTAGCTCATCATCTTCATTAGCAACAGGTGACTTTGATTCTGTGTTTACTTCTGGAAGTGGAGCTTCGGCAGTTATGACAGCATATAGTGCAGAGGTATTATCGTCTGGTAGTGCTGGCTATGATACTTATACTATAAATAGTGATGGAATATCAGCGATCCAAAGTGCAGTAGGTAGTGGATTATTTAGAGTAGCTATAGTATCAGAGGAAGATTATGATGGAAATTTAGGTATATCGCAAGATTATTTCGAAACAATGACTTTTTCTAATAGTGCTATTAATAAGCCTACATTAGAAATAACATATGAATCAGGTGTAACATATAATGCACCATTTTTAGGAACAAATTTTTAAAGGGGATTTATGCCTTCAATAGAAAATCAGGCACCGAGTAGCTGGTGGAGGAAAATATTACAAATAGGGAATGCAGGAAATTTAGGTGCATCACCAACAGCAACAGTAGTTCAAGATGGAACTGGTGTAAATACATCTCTTAAATTAGGCACTAATGGAATAGATTTACAGCCAAATACAGCTGATGGTAGAGTATTAAGATGTTTGGATAAAAGTGGAACTGCAAAACTAACAGTAGATTCAAGTGCAAGTACAGTAACAGCAGGTAGTTTCAATGTAATAACGATGATAAAAGAATTTGGTATTTATGATTTAAGTCCTACTGCTGGTTATCATTATCCACTTGTAGCAAATAATATGTTTATTCCAGCAAGTGCAACAGCATTTGATGCAGATAATGATTGGGGTAATGGAACTGATCCAGCAACAACATTAGATGTAAGTGGATTAACACAGCAAGAGAATGCAGTTGCAGTTTATTGGATAGTTCCAGCAGCCATAACATTAGATTCAGTTACAGGATTGGTTGCTTGTGATGATAGTGATGCAGCCACAATAAATTTACATTTGATGAGTTACACATTAGATACAAGTAGTAATCACGGAGATTTATCAGATGGAACAGTACACGCTTCAGGATCAACTACTTGCACCAATGCACAGATTAAAAAAGTTCTTTGCACATTGGATAGTGCTTCAATAAGTGCAAATAAAGTTGTGATAGCTTTCGTTGAGAATGCAACAGACACAGATGATGTTTCTGTATCTATTCAGGCTCGTTATCATATAAATATTTAGTATAAGGAGAAAAGATGTCAAAAATAGGTTCAATAGGTGGGAGTGCTGGAAGATATAGGAGAGTTAGAGGAAAAAATGCAAGGGCTATTGTAAGGAAAACAGCACCAACAGTATCAGTAGAAAAAAAGATTGGTTATTCAGCAACAGATAACACATTAATTTTAGATTTAAGTACAGCAACAGATGAAACTAATGCAGTAACATCAACTCCAAGATCATTAAAAATCACCAATACTGGAGATGTTCCAGCTTATGCAATTTTATCTTATACATTATGGACAAGTGCATCAGCAGATTCAGATACTAATTATCACGTTCATTATTTATTATCAGCAGGTCAAACATTAAACCTACCCACTACAAGAGGATTGATAAGTGATACAGAGATAGAGCCATTAAATGGAACAGTAGTAACAGATGAAGCACCAGCAGATAGAAATAGTGGAAATTTATATGTTGATAGTGGTGCAACATTAGCTGAAAATGTAGAAGATAGTGATACAGAATTTAATGTTAATGATGGTGATTATTTTAGAGATGGCGATTTAATTCAAGTAGGAATTAATACAACTACTGCAACAAGGATTGAAATAATGAGAGTAGTGACAGTAGCTACAAATAATTTAATTGTTGAGAGGGCTTTATATGGAACAAGTGCTGCTGATAAAGATGCACAGACCAATGGAACAAGTGGTGCTGTAAGTGGTGCTAAAGTTTATTTCCCTTTCTTTAATGCTGCTGGGAATGAATATAATTCTTTTTCTACATCTTGCACAGATAATGCTGGAAGGTATCATATTACTAATGCTTGGGGTAGAGGTAGGGCTGCAACTAAATTATCAGGCATATTAGCTGGTTCTTTAAATATACAATTCAGGGAAGCAGGTTATCAGAATTTAACTAAATTAGGAAATTTAACAGCCAATACAGATTCAGGATTAACTGCTATAACATATTATTTAAGTGTAAGCATTGATGGTGGAACAACTGATAAAATTACTTTTACTATGGGTTCTAATTTAAATGTTGGTGGTTCAGGTGGGTTAATATATAAATTGCAGGAAGCAATAGATGCTTTATATTCTAATCCAGCTAAAAATGGTTTTGGTAAAAAAGCAAAGGTTGAATTAATAGATGGGAATATAAGAGTAACATCAGGACAAAGATTAGCTACATCTGCAATATCTGTTACAACTAATACAGATGGAACAAGTGGAACTGATGAGTTATTTGATACAAGTAATGCTTTTGGAGTATTTCCTGCAACAATACCTTCAGCAGTTGCAACAAGATATGCACCTAAAAAGACCTATGATTCAGTAACTTATGAATCAGCTTATAATACAAAAGATTTTTTATATGATGATGGAGAAGGTAATATATTTGGTGAAGCTGGTAATGGAGAGGTCAACTATGAGAGTGGAGAAATAAAATTTACAGCATATCCAACATCAGATTTCAGATATTCCTTTATTCATACAGGGGCATTTACTGGTAAAGCAAGTGCTACTGATGCAGATAAGAAAAATCAATTAAATAAGATTTATGGGAATATTACAAGTCAAAATTGGTCAGGTTCTATAAAAGTGGAAGGTGATTAATGCCTAAATCTAAATATAAAAAACCAAAGCCAACTAAAAAGCCTAAAAGAAGGAGATATTAATGGCTACTGATTTTAAATATGCAAGTCAATCAGATTTAAAAAATTATTTTAATAGGTTTGGCGATTACGATCAAAAGGTTCAAATATTTCCAACACTAACTTCAGGTAATCTACATTTATTTAGGGATAGTGGTTATGTAGATACATTGTTTTTAAATGGAGAAGAATTGGCTGCTGCACAATCATCTTCAGGTGCTGTAGATACAAATGGTGAATGGTTTTATAATTCTTCAACAAATCAAGTAGAATATTATAATAGTTCCTATTCATCTACAACAATAAATGAACAAGTATTTGAAGCAGGTATAGATTTTTCAACTTTTATAGATCAACAACTTGTAAATGCTTCTTTTGAATTAAATAATATTATTGATAAAAGATACCCAACACCAATACCAAAACATCCTATGTATGATGCAAATTCTACAGCGGAATCTGCTGTTCCTGAATATGATCCTATCATTGTAAGAGCCACTTGCTATATTGCAGCAAGTAATTTAATTAGATCAAAAGAGGGAGTATCTGAAGAAGCAGATATGTATTATGATAAAGTAACTAATATAGATGGAACTGGTATAGCAGATCGTTTAAACAAGGGAGATTATAAACTTGCCTATGAAGTAGATTCAGGAGATAGCAAGGGTAATATCAGAGCAGGTAGTGGAAATGGTGGGTCTATGGATATTGTAGAAACAGGTGGTGCATATGTAGGTGAGCCATATGAAAATCTTTTAATAACTTGCACAACAGGTGGTGCTTATGGTGTTGCCATAGTAAAGGTAGCACATTTTGGAAATGACAAAATACAAGGTTCTGAAAAAACTAATATTAAAATTACAGGTGGATTACAATCAATTTATAGTGGCTGGTATTGCAGATTTCAAGGGGCAACAATGAACTCTGGTGATACTTGGGAGATTGGACTATATTCAGAAACAAGAAAAATTACTAATGCTGAATCAGGTGGAATTCAATTAACTCGCAGAGGATATGGAATTTAATGGCTGTTACTTATGATAAAATAGCATACGATGAAATAGAATTAGCATTAAGAAAAATTATTAGTTCTGAATTTATGAATGTTTATATTGGAAATGATTTTAAAATGCTTGGAACTGAATGTATAAGAATCAATTTAGAATCATCAAATTTATTATTACAAACTGGTGCTTTAGAACAAAGAGAATATTTAGTTAATATAAGATATTATCATATAGCAGATACTAATAACGAAATGATTAATAAATCAATAAAAGCAAAAATAGATAGATTAAGAAAACATTTATTAGATAATCAGGTTAGCACAACTTATAATTGGGCAGAATTGCAAGTTCAAGATATAGTATATAATATACAAGACGAAGAAAATGAAGATAATGATAAATTAAATATAGCAGAATATTCAGTATCAATTATTCATAATAATATTTATACATAGGAGTTAGTATGGCACAATATAAAGCAAATAATAAGTATTTTGATTTAGGTGAAAAGAAAGATTTTAGGGCTAAAGGAAGCCATAGTAAGCACGGATTGCTTGTAGCTGGGCTTCCTGTTACTATGAATGAAATCCCTAAAGAATTTGAAGGTTGTTTTGATGAATTAAATAAAAAAATAAAAAAAACAAAGAAGGAGAATAAATAATGGCATTAGAAGCTCAAACAATATCCAGTGCTGAAATAAAGCCTATATTCTGTTTTGATGCAAGTACAGCACAGGCATTAGGAACAGCACACGAAGATGCTCATACATATTTTGATTTACCAGTTATTTCTTATACAATGCCTTATAATAGTGCAAGTTTAGAAATGTCGCCAAATAGATCAGGTGTTTATGGGCAATTAGAAACACAAGGAAGGCATAGACCTGATTTAAATACTTGGAATTTTGATGTATCATTTTTAGGTTCGCCAAATACTATTTTAGCGAATTGCTTATGGGCTTTTGGTGATGGTGCAAGTGCTTGTGATTTAACAGCAGCGATTGGTATCGGAAATGGAACTGCTGGAGATATGCAAATGAAACACGGTGCAACTTCAACTAATCATTCAACAGTAGTTTTTAGAAATGGTGGAACAGATGCAACAGCAGAAGATTTAGCAGTAAGAGGTGCAGTAATCCAATCAATGACATTGAAAGAAGATGTAGCAAGTAATGCTGGACAATTAACAGTAGATTCTACATTTTGGACAGCATATCCTCCAACAGAAGAAGCTAATAGTATTTCAGTTGATACAGTAGATGCAGCAGCACCTAAAAGTATATTTAATATAAATACAGGTAGTGTTGCAGGTGCAATAGGTTTAGGTGGTCAGGATATAATGCCTTTGTCTTGGGAGATTACTATCTCAAGAAGCATAGAAAGGATTGGATCACAAGATTATTCAAGTTTCTTGCCTTATGCTTATGCACAGACTGGTGCTTGGGAGGTAACTGGATCAATAACTTGCAAGGCTGATGATAATACTTATGATTTAATTGCAAATCTAAAAGGTGATTCAACTGGAATTAATTTATCAATAGATGAAGCAAGTGGATTTGCTATTGATTGCCCTGATGTGATGATAGATGCCTCAACTTTAGATAATGGTGGTGCAGCATTAACACATACTATTCCTTTTAGAGCATTAGCAGCAAATACAACAGCAACAATTATTAGTATCACAGCAAGTTAATTATGGCTGAAATAAAAGTAAAACCAGCAGAGAATCAGGATTTTAAAACTTTTCAAATACCTATAAAAGAAATTGATTGGAAGAAAAGATGTGAATTAAATGATATGATGATCAAGGAAAATTCAAATGGATCAATGCCTTCTTTTTCTTGGTGGGGTAGTGTAGTTTTAAAATATACTGAATTAAAAGAATCGGAATTAAATAAATATTCAACTGATGAAATAATAGCCATAGCAAATACGATATTTGAATTTGCTAATAAAAAAAAATAGATGAATTATTGCTTCGTATTAATGTATGGATTAGCTTAAATGGATTAAAAAATAGTGCCTTTACAGGTGTTTCTTATCCTTATACTGCACTATGTCCATCTACAAGACAAAAGGCTGAATTTAAGTCAATTTCGGATGTTTATGATGAAATTATGAAGCTATCAGATGAAGCAGAACAAAAGGGTTTTAATGTGGGAGAAGCAATTTATACACAATCATTCTTTTTTGCAGATCACAGTCAATTAGTTGATACTAATATTCAGAATAGAATAAAAGAGTATCAATATTGTAAGCAGTTTAATTGTCCTCCATATCCATCTTTATACGAAACACCAGCCAATATTATAGATGATTTCTTTATTATAGAAGAAGAAATTAATCAATATACAAACAAGAAACAGAAGGAACAAAATAATGCCTAATTTTTTAATTAATGTAACGACAAGAGGGGTTAAAGGTGCATCTTCAGGAATAAGAAAATTATCAGGTTCATTAATGAGTTTGTCAAAAGTGGCAATGGTGGGTGCTGCTGGTGGTGCAGTTGCATTAGGTGTCGCTATGAAGAAGGCAACAGATGCAGCAGCAGAACAGGAAATTCAAGAAAGAAAATTAGCACAAGCATTAGGTTCAAATACTGATGCTTTATTAAAACAGGCAGGGGCATTACAGCAGACATCAAGATTTGGTGATGAAGCTATTATACAACAACAGGCATATCTTGCTTCAATAGGTTTATCAGAACAACAAATAAAAGATATGATTCCAGTAACATTAGATTTGGCTTCTGCTACTGGTATGAGTTTAGAATCGGCTGTAAAGAATACTGCTAAAACATTATCTGGAATGACTGGTGAATTAGGTGAGAGTGTTGGACCCTTAAAAGAATTAACAGCAGAAGAATTAAAAGCTGGTAAGGGTATTGAAGTTATGAGGGAAATGTTTAAAGGTGCTGCTGAAGTAGAAATACATACATTTTCAGGTGCTATGGATCAAGCAAAAAATGCAATGGGTGATGCAGCAGAATCATTAGGAAACTTATTATTACCTATGGCTACTGATGGGGCAAAAGTGATGAAAAAATTTAGTGAAGATGTGATTGAAGCATTTGATTTTATTGGTAAAATTGATTTTAGTGCAACTTTTGAAAATATGAAAACTAATATGGGTGCATTATCTACATTAATTAAAGACCTTTTTTCTTTAGCTTTTAGCACTATTCCTGATTTATTTGGATTTTATATGAATAAAGTGGTTCCACTATCTTTAAAAGCATTAGGTGCTTTATGGGAAGGAATTAAATCAGTATCAGCTTTTTTATGGGAACCAATAGGAATAGGAATACAAATTGTAATAGCTAAAGTAAAGAATTTCTTTATTGGAATGGTGAATTTTGCTAAAGAGCAATTTAATTCACTTGCACAAATAGCTAATAAATTAGGTGCTGATATACAGCCTATGGAGATGAGTAAGCTGATAGATACAGAAGGTTTATCTATGGCTAATTCGCAGATGGTTGAACTATTAACACAAGGTTCACAAGACAATATAGATACTTTTGGAGAGTATATAGAAGCCCAAAAAGAAATATATAAAAAATATGCTGATGCTGTAATAGTTCAGAATGAGGAAATAGAAAAAAGTGATAAAAAGAAAACAGATGCTGGTAAAAAAGGTGCAGAAGGAGAATTGGTAGCCAAAGATAAGGTCAAGAAAATGACCATAGATTCAGCTATTGCAACAGGTGCATCAGCAGATTCAGCGATTGATGCAGTAAGGCGAGTTGTAAAGGCTTATTTTTCAGAAATGATTGCTGGATTTTTAAAAGAACAGATAGGTAAAAAAGGTTTATTAGGTTTAGCAACTGGTGCTGCTGGTGCTGCTGCTGCTATGCAATTATTTGAAAAAGTTGTTCCAAAGGTTGCAGCCACTGGAATGAATGAAATAGTTTCACAGCCAACAATGATTTTAGCAGGTGAAGCTGGTGCAGAATCTGTAAATATTACACCTCTTAATCCTGTAATGAATCAAAATGGTGGTGGTGGTTCAGTTAATGTTTCTATATCAGGAAATGTAATGAGCCAAGATTTTGTAGAAGGTGAATTAGCTGAACAAATTAAAGATGCAGTTCGTAGAGGAGTTTCTTTCTCATAATGTATATATCAGAAAATTTTTTAAATGATATTCAAGGAAATAATACACAGCTTGTTCCATTAGTTGTAATAGGAAATATGGAAGGCAATCAGGTTGTCAGTCCTATCAGATTAAGCACAAATTCATTAACATATTATAATTTAGATAAAACTGAAAGTTATACAGCAAAACCTATATTATTAAATATCCCTACATTAAAAGAATCCATCGATTTAGAAAATAGAAAATATACTATATCAAGTGTTACTTTAAATATCAGTAATTCTAAATATAATGGAGTGCGATTTTCAGAAAGTATTACATCTTCACTTGTTAATAAAGAGATTAGAATATATTGGACAAGCCCAAATACACATAGAGCATATTGGGAAGGTGGAGAAAATAATAATGAGGTTGATTTTTTATTAATTTATGTAGGTAAAATTAGAGATTATAGCCATACAGATGATAAGGCTACAATATCAGTTGAAGATATAAGCCAATCTAAATTGCATAAGGATTTACCAATATTAAATACTGGTGCAAAAGATGATGTTCCTAAAAAATATATAAACAAGCCAATCCCTATGGTTTATGGTGTTGTATCAAAAGCACCTTGTGTTATAAAATCAGCACCAGCAACAGATGCAGAAAATTATATAGATGCTGGAAATATTGATATAATTCCTGATAATGATTCTACTGTTAGTTTTCCTTATGATATAGATGATAATAATGAAAGTAGGAATCCACCTTTATATATTTATAAATCTAATGGCTATGGTAATATCCCAAGTTCTCACGGATTAATCAACTTTAGCGAAAAAGATGACGATGACAATCCAGTAAATTCATTTACAGCTAATGAGCAGTATGATATATCAGAAAACACAATTACTTTAATATCATCACCTGAAATAGCGACCAGCACAGGACAGGAAATAGAACCAAGTAATACAATAGGAAAGAATCAGATTATTGCAATTAATGAGATAAGGGATTATGTAATTAATCCAAGAAGGCAAAAATCTACAATGAATTATGATGAAGGTGAAGATGAAGAAGGTAGTGGAGGAAGTTCAACTAATCCTGAAATATTTTATACAACAGTATTAAATGAAGAAAATGAAATAGCTGGTTCTATATTTAAAGAAAATGATTACACTACTTGGGATGGTGTAAGTGGATATTCAAAAGATATAAATGGAAACTTGCAAAATGATGATGTTGCTTATTTATCAGATTATAACAACAACCAAGTATTTCAAATGTCTATAATAGGTTGCACAATTACTTTACCTATTTTAGATAGTGGTGCTTATATAGATGATGTTGGACAATTAAAAACAAGATTTACAGCTTTTTTTTATGATAAATCAAGATTTAATGGTAGTGAATCATCAACAGATTTTAGAATAAGATTAGGTGGAAATAAAAAAGGTGATAATGGCTATTTCGAGGAATTTAATGCTGAAACAATATCAGGAACATTTGAGGTTCCAAATGTGATTGGAACAATTTATCCTGACCAATCTCATACACATAATTCTTATAATGGAACAGATTCACCAATAAGAATAGAAAATTCTAATGAGTTATTATATTATGTAAGAATTAAACATTTAGGGTCACAATATGGTGAAGAAAAGATGGGTGCAGGAACTCGATTCCACAACTTTTTATATAAACATTTTATGTTGATGGATAATATATTGGAATCTGATTATTATGCAGATGTAATTGGTAGGCAGTTACACGAAGAACAACGCAGGAACAGAATGCCTTTTTATATTATAAAAGATATATTTAGAGAATTAGGTTATGCTGGAAATTATGTTTATGAATCATCTGCTACTGGTAATGATTTTCCTGATTTAAGCGATCCAGCAACTGATCCATTAGATTTTTCTGTAAATGAAAAAAATAAATTCTAAAACATTAATAGAAAATATTTG